GAACAATCAAACACATTTAAAGCGTTCGATTCCACTCAGGAGGAGGAGACCTATTCGATGGTTACAGCGAACCGTTTTTGGTCGCAAATCTTCGGGATTGCGTTTAGCAATAAGCGTTGGTTGCATTTCTTTATGTTGTTTGTTCCTGTCATGGGTCTTTGGACATCTTCTATTGGCATCATTGGGCTTGCTCTTAATCTTCGTGCCTATGATTTTGTGAGTCAAGAGATCAGAGCAGCAGAAGATCCTGAGTTTGAAACGTTCTACACCAAGAACATCCTATTGAATGAAGGACTACGTGCATGGTTAGCACCAGTCGATCAACCACATGAGAATTTCCAATTTCCCGAAGAAATTATGCCTCGCGGAAATGCTCTCTAACCTTTAATAAACCACCTCTCAAACTGTCCACCACCTCATTGACTGGGGTGGTTTTTTATTGACAAGTTATGGACTCAAAACAAATTGAGGTTCAACCATATGATAGAATAATAGATAGAGTAGTTGTATAGACAACAATGAAATTAATTCGTATATTAATCCTTGCTACAATTGCAGCGTTTGTTATTTTTCTACCCAAAGCAGCATATGCATTAGATATTACAATGGGTTCAAATGGAAACTTGATTTTTGAACCTTCTGATGTTACAATAAGTGCAGGAGAAACAATTCACTTTGTGAATGGTATGCTTCCACCTCATAATATTATTGTTGAGGGTCGCCCCGATCTTTCCAGAGAATCATTAATGTTTAATCCTGGAGAATCACAAGATATTCTTTTCGCTGATGTTGGCGACTATAATTTCTTCTGCGGCCCACATCAAGGGGCAGGAATGTCCGGAATTATCCACGTTGAATAATGAAGTACACACACAACTACATGAAAATCTTTCTTGACACTGCTGACACAGAAATTATTAATGAATACTTTAAGACAGGATTAGTTGATGGTGTCACAACCAATCCTTCACTTATCTTAAAGAGTGGTAGGAATCCGGAAGAAGTATATCAAGAGATTAAAGATATTGGTGTCAAAGATATCAGTATGGAAGTGATGGGAACAGAAGGTGAGATGTATTGTGAAGGCAAACGTCTCCATGAAAAGTTTGGTGACGTATGCACTGTGAAGGTTCCCTGCACAAGAGAAGGTATCGCAGTCTGTAAATCTTTATCCGATCAGAACATTAAGGTTAATGTCACACTCATCTTCTGTGCCTCTCAGGCAGTCCTAGCAGCAAAGGCGGGGGCAACATATGTCTCTCCATTTGTAGGACGCTTAGACGATCAGTCAGTGGCAGGCCTGGAGGTAGTACGATCCATCTCTGAGTTGTATCGTATCCATGGTGTTAGGACACAGGTTCTCTCTGCATCAATCCGTAGTGTGCAACGTGCAATCCGTTCATGGTATAATGGTGCTAGCATCTGTACGATGCCACCTAAGGTATTTGATCAGATGTACGATCACATTCTTACAGACAAAGGTATGGAAATTTTTGAGAAAGATTGGAAGTCTGTAGGAGTTTAAGTAAATGAAAGTAGGAATGATTGGTTTGGGTCGTACTGGTGAAGGCATGGCCCATCGTATGATTGATGCGGGTATTGAAGTCTGGGGTTATAGTAGTAGCAGCTATGAGAATGCCTGTGGACAATACGAAGCAGGATATATTAGTGGATGTGTAACTTCACTAGAGTATCTTGTACAAGCAGTTAAATCTGATAGTCTTAGATACACTAGTGCAGGAAAAGTTCCTGGTATCTTTCAAATTACACTCCCAGAAGTAAAGGTAGAAGACACACTTGATGAGTTACTACCATTACTTGAGGGTGGTGATATTATTATTGATCATAGCACTAGTGACATAACAAAATGTCAGGAACTGGAATTATATTGTTCTAAGTTAGGTATCTCATATATCTTCTCTGGGGTATATGGGGCACCTTATGCTATTGATGTTTGCTCAAAAATTTTTCAATCCCTATCATCAGGTAATGTCGAATGACTTTAGCAAATGTCTTACTGTGGGGAACGATACCCTTTCTATGTGCCACCATCTATTTTGGGTATAGAAAAGGTGAAAATGTCTACTATGAAAGTGACAAATATGACGGAAATGGAACAGCGCATTAGGATGAGGTATGCGTTTGCTATGTCGTCATTCGGTAGAATGTTTACACCAAATAGAATAACAAGTGATATGAGATTATTCTCTGTGGAGTGGTCTGAAAATATTGATGAAATACCACCTGCTAAAGATTTGTATCAAGTTGATCGTTATTTTTTAGAATTATGGAAAAATAGAACAATCATTAACTAGAATTATTACTATATAAGAATGAAATGAACGCACTAACCGTCGGCAACACAATTTATCAAAAATAATTATGACATTCTCAGTTTATTCTAAAAGTGGTTGTCCTTATTGTGTCAAGGTAGAACAAGTATTAAAACTTGCAGAAGTGAAATATGTCATTTACAAACTTGATACTGATTACACTCGTGAACAATTTTACAATCAGTTTGGGGTAGGTTCTACATTTCCTCAAGTAACATGTGATTCAAATATTATTGGTGGTTGCCAAGAAACGGTGAAGTTTCTAAGAGAGCAAAACTTAGTCTGAATGGAACAACTTGCAGAAATTTTAAGTGATGTAGAGGTGGCGGTTGATTATGCCTTCACCGGCAAATTTGTCATGAAATTTTATGATTACTTAAGAGTAAAAAAAGCAAAGAGGGCGGAGGTTGAACAGTTTCTTCGTAGCACGACAGGTTCTTCAATCTGTGTTATGATAGAAGATCTTGAGGGTTATATTGAAGGGGGGAAGGACAATCTCCATCAACAACTGCGCGAAGGATATGGACACATCCCTAAACCTCAAGCAAGAAAGATTAAAGATTATTTGAGAGGCATTATGGAAGATGCACTGAGGTACACTGATGACAAGAAACCTGGACGACGAAGAAAACACACTAAATAAATCACAACCCCAAATTAACCGTGGGGTAGAGTTGCTTCTTCGCAACAGGAGGAAAAAACCAGAAGCACCAAAAACTTTTCAGATAAAGTTTGGTAAGATGGTTTCTATCTTCCGAAAAGAGATTGTATTACATTTAAACTTTTATCTGGACATACGAAAGAAATAGTTTGGAGAAAAAAGGCAATGTTGGCAGTAACATTAACGATTGGAACTTTAGTTTCCATTATGTTCTTTTTTGTTGGAGGTGTGGTAGGATGGCTAGCGAAGGAGCATGTATATCAAACTCAACCCGTTTATACTCATCCAGAGATGTTTGATGAAAACGGAAATGTATTACCAGACGAAATTTTAGCAGTAAGATTTGAAAACAATTATGACCACGACGAAGACGAAGACGGTGAGCAGTAGTAAACTTCCACCAAATCCATTCATCCATGAGATTTTGGAACTTGCCAGTAAGCAACGAAGCAGGGCAAAAAAAATTGAAATTCTTCAGGAGTATCGCAACGATGCCTTAACATCTCTATTCATCTGGAACTTTGATGATACTGTGGTATCTCTTCTTCCTGAAGGCGACGTTCCCTACAAGGAAAATGAAGTGCCTGTTGGTACAGATCACACTTCCTTACGTCGTGAGTGGAAGCATCTTTACAACTTTGTGAAGGGCGGTAATAATGCTTTATCTGGACTCCGTAGGGAGACAATGTTCATTCAAATGTTGGAAGGACTTCACCCAGAAGAAGCAAAGGTTCTATGTCTTATAAAAGACAAAAATCTTCAAACTAAGTATAAAATTAATTATGACGTTGTGCGTGAAGCATATACAGATATTCAATGGGGAGGACGTTCATGACAACATCTGTTCTTGAGGAGGAAAAACCCGAAGTGCAAGAGAGTACCATTAATCCACCTGATTATGATTGTCAAATTCTATTAGAGAAAACAACCCATGAGGTTGCAAATGATAAGTCTTTTCCCACAGATGCAAGACTTATCTGGTACATTGTTGATGGTGTAGAGTGTATGGATCTCACTCGATGCAATAAAGTATCAAAGATGTTTGATATGTATTATGATCGATATGGAAAGGGATCAGTTCAAAGAATTGGTTTTGGATATGGTTCTATCAATCCAAAACTCTGGGGTAATAAACCAAAAGAAACTAAGAAAAAAAAATGAAGGAAGAGGATGTTCTAAAATACCAAATTAATGATTTGATTCGTGATGAAATTCAAGATGTCATTAATGAATATGTTGATGCAAAAGAGTCCACTAAACCAAGTGGACTTGGATTCGTTGGTAAAGAAGACGAGTCTGAACTGAAGGTTAGTGTCAATCAAACAGAGATTGATAATATTATTAAACAATACAAGAAACTTAAAAAGCAACAAAACTCAAATTTGAGTCAAATTAAGAAACTTGGATTGGTTGATAAACATGGCAATCCATTAAAATAAATAAACTAGTAGGCAAGAGTTTATGCTTTCTACTCAATATAGGCTACGACTGGAATTTATT